TAATATCTAATATATCTTCAATGACTTCTCGACGATTTGGTGCGTTCAATTGCATAAAAGGAACAAAAGATGCACTACCTAATATCACAATCTGGGTAAATGATTTGTAATTTAACTTTAATACATTCTCTTCTAACCATTTCTGTTGATCATTAGCTGCAGAGTTTTGATCTAAGAGTTGATCATCTTTATATATTTCAAATACATTTGGTTTAATACCACGTACTATTTTCCATTCAAAACCTGGTGTTGAAAATTCTATTTCAACAATACATTCTTTTTCATTTGCAGCATTAACTAATTGTGACTTTGTAATTTTACGAAAAGGTTTATTAAACAAAGAAAAAGTAAGAGCATCTAGAACAGTGCTTTTACCTGCTCCATTTGTTCCTACAATTAAATTAGTTTGTGCTTTTATAAAATCAATTTCAGTAAAATGGTTTCCTGTAGATAAAAAGTTACGCCATCTTATCTGTTTGAATATTATCATAATCTATTGGTGGAATTACAAAATCATCAGGTTTAATAATGACATATCTATAATTATACTGGTAACAGGCAGAAATTGCAACCGTATCTTCAATTTCTACAACACACATCTCTGGATAGTCTTCTGCTTCAAGTAATCCTGCGTATCTTTCGGCATCATCTTCCTCTTCAAAAAGGTATAATGCCCTCTCACCATCTGGATCTGTGACAGCATACGCTCCTTCTCTTTCTTGTCCTGATACAGTTAAAATAAACATTAGTCCATCTCGCAGGCTTGTTGATAGACTTCCTTCATTAAGTTTTTTACAATTTCTTTGCTTAAATCAAAATCCGAGTCTTCGATATATTTATTCAAAATTGTTAATGTATCTTCACCCTCATCTTTCGAAAAATCTACTTCTTCATCGTTAAATGCAAAGTTTTCAACAATTTTAACATCAATTGCTCCTACTTTAATTATCTTATCAAGAAATTTTTCAAACTGTAACTGATTCGTTTTCTTACGAACAATGACCTTTACATGTTTATCTTTAAATTTAGTTGCATTGAATAGAGTTGCATTTGTGTCATCATAATAAACTTTTTCAAAGATGGTGTAAGTATTTTCAATAAATTCAAAGTCGTATGTTTCTGTATCAAAGATATGAAATCCTCTTCGATCATTAACATCATTCCAGTACATTTCATATGGATTACCTAGATAGAAAAATTTACCATCATTTGAACGAGTATGATAATGTCCAGAAAAAACTGTTTCAAACTTATCAAAGAATGATTTTTCCATTCCATGTTCCATCACAAATCCTCGATGAGCTTGGAATCCATTTATTTCCAAATGACCAAAAGCAACTTTAGATTTAGTACGACTTATTTTACTTTTAGTATCATCATAATTGTCAGCACATATCCAAGGTATCATAAAAAAATTATTTTTACCTATCTTATATGAACCAGCTGATGATATCGAAGTTATATTATCGTAATCAGCCAATAAAGATTCAACTGCATTAATTTCATTTGTATTTTTGTAATATACATCATGATTACCAACTAATTGATATATTTTAATTCCCATCTTTTGGAATCTATCATACACATGTTTTTTCGCCCAGTTTAAAGCCCAAAAATCAATATTTTTACGATTATCAAATGCATCACCCATATGAATACAAACTTTAATACCTCTTTCCTCTAGCGTAGGAAAGAATATATTATCATAAAATTTTTGAAAAAAATCATGAAAAACTTTGCTGCTTTTTCTAGCACCAATATGTGTATCCGTAATAATTGCAACCTTCATGAATATTGTTTTGCTTGTATATTTTCTTTAATTGTATTATAATCAGATGCATTGAAATTACCATCAGCAGACATAACCTCTTCAAATCCAGATCTTTCAATAATTTTTGCTCTTATATCCATTTGTCGTTTTTCTTTTTGTATGCGACGAAGGAAAGCATAGTGTATAATTTGAGTAAAGTATGCAAAAGGATTTGAAGATTTCTCAGGATCAAAGTTTTTAATGTACTGAACACAGTTTTCAATACCATCACATATCATATCCTCACGAAACATATAGTTTACAAAGTTTGGTTTATATGATAGATGTGTTGCTATCTTGAGAAAACACTCTCCAAGATAATTTGTAATACGAGGTCTTGGTTCACCAGCCTCCTCTGCTCTCTTACATTGATTACGGTAAATTACAATTGCATTTAAAAATTCTTTGTTATTTACGTAATGTTCCGACCTTTTTCTAGTTCTAGGCATTACATACGATCTCCGCTAGTTATGTTAATTATAACACAAAATATAAATTATTGCCAAGGTCACTTGACAAAGTAACAAAATATATGTAGAATAACTCTGTTAAGGGTTAAGAGACATATTAGCTATCTTTCTTATATAGTTTCTCTAGAAAGATTCGAGCATCAGTTACAGTAGATAGATATCCCATATCTTTAGTTACTATAGATTCATTAGATTCCCGATCTTTATCAGTAAGATAACGGTTATAGATACGAATTATTTCTTTATCAAATATCTCCGACATCGTAATTACTTTATCCATATCAAGTATTAAAATCGTATCACTAGCAGCGTGAATCCAAGGAACAACTTTGATTGCACCCATTCCATTATTTCTTACCATCATACTTTCAAACATTACAGGAGTATCTAAAAGTAAAAGAGTTCGATCTTCTTCTTCACAGGAAGTTACATTTGAAATTATTTCTTCTCCAGAAACTAACTTGATGACTGCTAAAAAATCTTGTGGTTCTTCTTTCTTTTTATTTTTCATTTCTCTCCTAGATCAATTTGTACTATTTCGTAATTAAATTTTTCCTCGTTGTAAATTTTAATTCTTTCAATCAAATGATTCAA